CCTCTGATTGGAACTGTTGTTGTGACATTTGCAGAAGTGTGTAATAATTTTGAATTATCAAGAATTAAAGTACCTCCAGTAACTTTTATCAAATCAAATACAGAAGCTAAAGGGGTTCCATCATAATAATTATCCTTAATGTCTCCAGTGTATTCAAAAGCAACATCTTTTACTCTTAGTCTTCCAGCATTTAATGTAATAAACGCAACAGTTCCTATGTTGCTAAGAAATGTATATGCAAGATAATCAATATTAATTTGTGAGCTTGTACCTGAAGATACATTGATAGTACCACCATACTTAGAAATCTTATCAACTGTTACTGTGCAGTAGTTTCCACAAGTTAAATTACCTGACGTATTATTGATATGTACATTCAAGTTGTTACCAGCAGATAGTGATCCACAAGACATAATATCAAGTATAGAACTAGGACCATAAACAGGATCTACCCCAACAGCTGTTATTACGCCAGCTACATTACCAATTATAGCATTAAATCCTAAATATCCATCCGAATTTATAGTTAAATTACCAGTTATCATATCTATAACAAAGTAGTTAATAATTGTACCAGCATTAATTCCATTAATTGTACAATTACCATTAATTCTACCAACTTCTACATTAGCACATAAAATGCTTAGATTATTCATGATTGCCGCATCAAGATATGCATTGGCACTCGCTACTGAGTTTATATTATTTGATGAAACATAATTACCTAATAACGTACACATTGTAGCACTTCCTGTCATATCAAAACACTGGAGAGCATTGGAATAAGTACACTCAATCCAAACATAAGCTAAAGCATTATTAAAGTATGTATATAAAACGTTACCACTTATACATGTTGCTGAATAGAATTCATGAATTACACTTACTAAACTGCCTTGAGTATAAAATGAACATAACCCATAGTCACAAGAGTATACAGCATCTCCAGTTACATTAAATTCAGTTATTCCTGCAAAGTTGGTGTATAAATATCCAGCAACTGTTCTTATTACTTTTGGTTTACCAAAGTATACAATAGATACGTCTCCATACATTGTAATTCCATTAGTTCCATTTTCAATATAGTCTAAACCAGCCTCAACATATACTATAGCTTTTCCTGTTCCTGCAAGTGTATTATGAGCTAAAGTTACAGCAGTTGATATCTTAGAAGTACCTCCACCTTGAACTAAGTAAGTCAATCCTCCTCCACCTGTAGCTAACGCTGCAGCCGCTTGGTCTAAGGCAGTTTGAATATTAGTTGCAGTTAATGGTGTTGTAGGTATGTATGTAACATTTGCAGCAGATATAGTAGATGGAGCTCCAGCATTAACTACTAACCCTGTGCTTACAGCATACATAGGATCAGATTGAACAAATAATAATGCTCCAGTAACTCTTCTGTAATAAACTCTATAAATCAACTTCCATTCAGCTACAGAAAAACTAGGTAAAGAAGGGAGTGGAGCTGCTTGAGCTAAAGCGAGAGAAGGGTAATCACCTTGACCTACTATTCCTACTAACTTTCCATTTGTTTGCTTTCTATTAGTGGCATATATGTATGTAACTCCATAGTTATTATTACTTAATGGAGTAAGAGTTCCATTATTATCCCATTGTGGCAATAAACTTACCACTTTAGAATATACAGTTCCAACTTGAAATGTAAAAGTTGCTCCTCCAGCTACTCTATAACCTAAAGCACATTGCGTTTGAGTACCTGATATTACATTAACTATATCTTCATCATTAGTTTCCCCGGCAGGAATAGAAAGAGTATTGTTTGCTGAACTTCCAAATGTAGCTCCAACAAATCCACTTCTATATTGTGCTCCCCAATCATTATGTGCCTGATAATGAAATTGTAAATTTCTATTATGAGCATGTCTTTCTTCTCCTACCCATCCAGTAGTTCCATCCCAATATATTGTAGCTACAGGAATTATAGTAGTATCTAATATTGACCATCCAACTTGGGAAGCATGTAATGTTGGAATGCCAGCATCAATTTGAAAGTAAACAAACCATTGTCCTAATGTATTAGTTATTGAAACTGACTTAGATGTGCTTATTGTGTATTTATTTCCACCTACATATATCACATAACCACTAAGCGTAGTCAATGCAAATGCAGATATTGAACTTATTGTTTCTGGTAATACTGAATCTATTTGATTAACAAATCCATGAAATGCTTGTCCATTTATATTTGCTAAAGATAAGGCAGGGTTTGCAACATCAGAAAGATTATTAGCAACCTGCAACCCAGATGTAGCGTTACCTAACAAATCCCAACTAGAACCTAACCACACGATCTCGTCTTCTGCAAGATATGTTATTAAAGGGAAATTAGTATCTTTAATGCCATTTGTCTTAACTACGTACATCCATCCTACTTGGATTCCAGTTAAAGTTAAATAACTAAAATCAGCAGCTAATGTTCCTTTGTATGTTAAAGGCTTAGGTAACGCCCCTACGGTATTATCTACATAAGCTTTAATGTCAACAGTTGATCCTCCTGTAAATACAGTCACATCTCCGCTATCATGCTTATGCAATAATTCTTGACCTAATAATAAATCTAAAGTCGGCTTCATATTATTGTTTTATATAATCATAGTTATAACCAGCTCTATTAGCCCACACTTTATTAAACTGCAAGTCTCCACTCGCCCATCTAATCTGATTACTGCCATTAGCATAACTAATAATCCTCTGAATACAAGAATTAGCAGTTATGTCAAGACCGGAATTTGAATTAGGATAGTTTACGTATGTTGTAGTGTCTCCAGTACTAGGAGAATCTGCTACTACAAAAGTGTCTGTTGGAGCTACTCCTACTGTTGGTGTTGTCATCATGGCTTATTGTATATAAAAAAAGGGAAGGGATTTTACCTCCTCCCCTTTTTATTGTAACTAAATGAAGATTATTATTAAGCAGTAATTAAAGCTGTAAGAGCAGTTTTAAATGCTGTTAAATTTGTACCGTTTGATTCATCAGCATAAATTACATACTGTAAGTATTTACTTTCAGAACCACCAGTTAAACCATTCCATGAACCTCTAGCTTCAACTTCAATAACGCATCTTGTGTAATTTTTAGTAGTATCAATTGCTCCACCAAATGCAATCATTTGAAGACCGTCTCCAGATACAATTTCTTCGCCAGTATAGTAGAAGAAAGGATCTGATTTAATCATTGAAGAACCAATACCTTTAGAATATACAGCCGCACGAACAACAATCGGTTCAGCAATTGACCAAACAGGATTAATGTTAGTTGAACTAGTTGTAGTAGTTAGGTTTGGAGAAGTTCCAACAGTTGTAGCTACACTAATATAAGCACCGGCATTTTGAGTTGCAGGAGCAAATACCGTAGAAGCACCATAACGACTTAATTGGAATGACACCATTGAGGTTGGAGCTGAAGATGGTTGGTAGTAACCAGCATCATCAAGCAAGTATAACCCTTGACCTGCAGTTGGAATTGCAGCAGTAGTAATTGTAATATTTTCAGAAGTAACTGCATCTGTAAAAGTTGTTACGTAAGAAGTAGCAGACCATGTTGCAGATACGTTATACACGTAAGCGTAACCAGCGGCAGTTCCTGCAGCAATTGTTCCAGAAGTAATTACTAAGTAAGCTATGTTTGCAGTAGCTAAAGATGTTGCTTGTAAACCAGCAGAACCGGCAATAACAACATTAGTTCCACTTGCGTTTGCTAAAGCTGTAGCTCCAGTTCCAGATGCACCTGCGGTAAACGCTACTCTCGAAACTAAACTTGCAGACATGTAATTTAAAGTATCGGCATTAATTTGATTTGCCAAAGCTGTAAATACGTTTGCTCTATCTAAATCGGCAGAACCGGTTAAGTTAGTTTGAGCTTTAATACCATAGTTTCTGATTGACTTGTTGTATGTCTCATACTTCTCTCCGAAGATGTCTGACATGATTTTATACTGTTGGTTAGCATTTATTACTTCCTGAGCACCAGTAGTAGCATTTACTCCCAAAAATACACCTTGCTGAACTTCAGTGGCAGAAGATTGGAAAGTTACAGTTTTTACAGATCCTCTTGGAAGTGGAACTTCGGTTAACGGAGCAACTGCTGTAGCAGGAGAAGTAACGCCATAAGTAGACGCTCCAACAGAAACAACATTGCTACCTACGTAGTAAGAGTTTGTTGCAGTATCAACAAGAACGTTAGTTCCTGTAGCTGCTACGGTATTTAAAATACCTTTTTTTAGAATTGAATTTGACATTTTATTTATAGTTTAAGTAAATACTAATTGTTCTTTCGTGCGAACAACACTTCAAATGTAAAAATTTATTACGAACTAACAAAATATTTTACTTATTTTAATGTTGTGAAATAAAGCAATGTAAACTATTCATAGTAAAGCTATACTTTAGCAACTTCATTATCGAACACTTTGCCTTTATTCCAATCTTCTGTCGTTTTACTTAGTAAAGAAGCAGCTGCCATAGCAACCTCTTCTTCTAATGTTACGGCTAAATTATGATCCACCCAATTATACACCGCACTTCCTGAAGATAATCCTATAGTCGCATTGGTGAAAGTAAATAAAACTCCAGTTTTATAAGTTATTCCATCATATTTAGTAGCGTCACTAGTAGATATTACTTGCGTTCCTAAAGGCAATAAGTCACCTATTTTTATTACTATTCCTGAGTTAACTTTAACGGGCTGAGATAAATACTGCATACTTGCTGAGATTAATGTACCTTTTAATCCCCAATCAATAGTTTGCCCTGTAGCATCTTCGATGTTATATACTTTGTCAGGATAATTAGTCGTAGCTCTCTTAAATGGATCCTTACGATTAGTATCTGCTTCATGGTAAGTTGTAGGATAACAAACATACTCTTGACCGCTAATATTAACTTTTAAGTTAATTAACGTGTAAAAATCTGCCGGATAATTCTGATTACCACCAATAGTTATAGGAACCTTATTACCGTTTACTGCTAACGGAGAACTGTTTTTCACTAATGTGTATAGTTCGTCTCTTAGCAATTCAGAAGACTGTAAAGAATATGGCTTTCCGGGTTGTTTTATATTCCCAATTCTATCTTTCACAATCTGTCCAATGCAAGTATTTATTGCATCGTCATAGTCTGAAAGTCTAAACCTAGGACTAAACTTATGGTCTATTATAAACTTTACTTTTTGATGTAATTGAATTATATTCATGGCTAAAATTAAAAAAGGGGGATTTTACACCCCCTTGTTAATAAATTACTTTTTACCTAAATTATTAAATGGTATTGGTTTTTTTATTTCCTCAATTTCTTTTGGAACGTCAGAAACATCTTCTTCTTTTTTTGAAACGTCAGCAAGAGCTTCTTCTTTAAATTTATTTACGGCATTATCTCTCTCCCCAATTTCTGCTTCGATAGCAGTAACGATGTCAAGGTTTTTACGGAAATAATCTAAAGCAGCATATTTACTGTTTCCAATAATTGTATTATGGAAATAATATCCAGTTGCAGGATTATGTTTAATAACTTGCAATGCTTCTCCGGTAGTTAATACTTCTTCGTATTTACGACTTGGAGAACTCCATTTTTGATTAAATCCGAATGGATCTGCAATAGCAATGTTAATAATGTTTGCTCTAATTTCAGTTTCATTAGATTTAAGATCCACAGGAATACCTAAGAATCTTGATAATCTAATAGCATCTTCAATTCCTACTTTATTGATTCTTTCAAGAGCTAAGATCATCTCTTTAGATTTATCAACAGTGTTTTTAGAAACAAGTTCTTGATCTACAATCTCATAACGATATTTACCATTGCATAATGGACTGTCTTTTACTTGACCTGACATTCTCATTACTAAGAACTTATCACGATCAGACTGTCTTTCTAAATCAAAAGTTTCTGATTCATTCAAGTTCACTTTGTACCATTTTGGATTACCATCATCATATGTGCCGGCTAATATTCCATAATGAATACCAGTTTTATCGTCTTTATCAAACGAATGTGAATAACTATAAGCTCTATCAAACTTAGCTTGAGTCGCTCTTATTGTCACGAAGTTAGACATTCTATTAGATCGTCTATGCTCCATTATTTTCTTACCTTCTTCAACAAGGTCTATAACTAGAACTTTAAATTTATCGCCAACTTCAATAGTGGCACATTTAAAACGTTCATCTTCGGTTACTGTACTTTTAATCGCAATCATATATATAAGTATAAAATTTTATAAATAAAAAAATGGGGCTGACTAATTCAACCCCATTGTAATCTTTGAAATTATGCTGTTGCAGGAGGTACTAAAATTCCACTTGTGTTAGTTCTGTAAACTACCAACATGTTTTGTTTTAACATTTCTACTTCTTTAGCATCAACAGGAGAGGTAGCAACACCATCGCCAGTCATACCATTGAAATATCCGTAAACCATGTTACGATTGATTCCACGAGAACCTTTCGCACGAATTTCGATATTACGTTGACCTTCATCGTCTGGAGTAGCATCAATAAAGTAGTAAGTCATTTCTTCTACTAAATTGCCATTTCTCAAACGAGCAGGGAATTTTTCTTTGTCAGACATTTGAGGATCTTCAACAAAGATTAATCTGTTTCCAGATACATCTAATACTGAGAAGTCAAATCCGATAGAAGGAGAAGCTCCGCCTTGGATATTGTTAGTATCAATATTGTGAGTAATATTATACATATTACGACCGTATTGAGTAATAACGTTATGAGCTGCAGTTTTACCTTTTGAACCGGTTCTTACATAGATAGTATGAGCTGAGGTGTCGTCAAAGTTAGCTTTGATGTTTGATACCATATCTTCAAAATCTTCGTAAGTTGGATTTCCGCCTTGTCCTGAAGAAGTTGCATCGTTAGCTCCTTTTACTTGTTCTACCCAACCATCTCCGGCAACAATATGTTTACCTGTTTGAGGATCTGTTTGAGAAGGAACAGTAAGTAAGTTACCATAAAGATCTTTCATGGTAGACTGACCCCACATTTTTTGGTAATCATCTTCTAACAAGAACTGAGCACGTGCTTGACGTTCTGCTTCAAATACGTAACCTTTTTCTCCATTAGCTTCATACCAATAGATTTTAGATACGTTAGCATCTCCAGTAATAGATAAACCCTTACGTTGAGTTGTAACGTGGTTAGCGTACATGTCACCATAATGAATATTACCATATCCACGAAGAGATCCTTCAGAGAAAGAAGAGTAACCCCCAAAGATAGTTTTGGTTCCTGATATAAATCCAATCCAGCTGTTCCAGTCAAAAGTACGACCAGCAAATGCTTCGAATTGGTAAGTCCATGAACCTTGACCTCCGGTAGGTTGAGATACAACACGAGCTTGTTCGCCATTAGGGAAACGTGCTACGGTGTTAAGCTTCAAATAATCATCTCTCAAAGTTAAAAAGAATACACTTCCTTTTTGAGTAGTTCCTACTGTAGCTGTTCCGATTTGTGCAATTACTTCACTAGCACGTTGAATACGTCCTTGTACTTTGTATTTCCACATGTTACCATCAATTAACTCTCCTTCTGGAATGTTTTTAACGGCATTAAAAGTACTTGCAGTTTCTGCAGGTTGACCTTTTACATTGATTTGACCTCTTGATGTATAACGAGAATCGGTAACTCCAGTTACAAAGAATGTCATTAAATAACGTCTCTCAGCATAGTGAATGATAGCATCTACCGAGCTGTTAACGTTCTTCAAATGGTGTCTTACCAAATGGTCTTCTTCTAATTCTGCACCTGAATACGTGCCTTTTTGAATCTGAATTTTCATTTCTTTTTAGTTTTAAAGTTTAGTTGATTAAGCTTCAAAGATCGACCAGGAGTCAAATCTCTTTTTATTAGCCAAGTCGACAGGTGGTGCTTTTACTCCTGCCTTTGGCTTTGGAGGTATATTGTGCATCTTGTTTAACTCAGACTCCTTCGCTTTATTGTAAGCACTTCTTTCCGCTTCTGTTAATTTCTCAACATTCAACTTCGCCACTTTAGCCCCTAATTCTAAATCTAAGTATGCGTTGACTTGTGCCTGTGCATTGTTAAGTTTAGATTGGAACTGACCAGTCTTTAATTGTGAAAGAAGATATTGCTTGTAATTTTCCGGTATAGCTAACCCTTTGTATTCGGTTAAGCCTTTTATCGTAGATTCCAATTGCGATAATTCTGAACTAACTCTATCCTGTTCTTGTTGGATATATTTTTGTTTCCTTTCGGAATATTTTTTATCAATTTCTTGAAGCTCCTGAGCAATTAAGCTTTCTGCTAGTTGAGTATGTTCATGAGCTAATCTTTCGATTTTGCCTTCATCTCTTAACTCTTCTAACTTGTCGGCTAATTTATCGCCAGAATATCCTTCTTGTTGCAGCATGAAGCTTACTTTGTATTCATCAGAAGCAAGAACGAAGGCATCTAAATGCCTAATCGGGTTTAAAGCTTCTCTAAACTCAACACCTTGTTCTAACTTAGCAATGAAGTCTTTAGCATCTTCTCCGAATTTAGATAGATCCGGTTCTACAATCTGCTTATGTCTTTCAATTTCTGTTCTTATTGCTACCTGCAAATCTTCCTTTGTTTTAATCTCGGCATGATTAGCAATTCCTAATTCGCTTCCTAGCAAATTCCATTCTACAGACTTAGCCTGTTCTTCAGGAAATACCGGCACGTTAAATAAATCAGCTAATGGATTTACTTCTTCTTCAGTTGAAGCTTCTTCAGTAGTTTCTTCAGTAGTTGCATCTGCAGGAATTTCAGCAGTACTATTATCTTCAGTAGCAGCTATCATTTCCGGAATAACTTCATCTTCTGTTTCGGTTGTTTCAAGAGCCGGAGTATTTAATACAACCTCTCCATTTTCATCGACGAAAAACCCTCCGCCTGCTTTTGATAGATTATCAAATCCATCTTGTCCTTCTATACTCATGTTATATATATATTAAAAAAAGTTTAAATTTTCATCTTCATCAGAAGGTTGTTCTTGATCCATTTTACGATCTTCATTTTTATGATGGTCGTCATGGTCTAATCTTTTATCTTTATTGTCAGCATCCATAGATAATTTCATAGCCATAAGTTCCCTCTTGCTATCAATATCCATTTGTTTCAACTTCTCTAAATTAGCTTGCTCTTGTTGTTTTTCTTGAGCCGAAGCTTGTTGTTGCTGTTGTTGCATTTCTTGTTGCATCTTTAATTGCTCTTGTTGCATTTGTTGAGTCATTTTTTTAGTTTCATTCCACCCTTTTTCTAAGGCTTCTTGATACTCTCCAAACGTATCTGACATCTCAGCAGCCATAACATCATGTGCTCTTAATTCTTTAGAGTTAATCTGAGATTCAACTAAACCACTTAATTTAGCTTTAATCTCTTCAAATCTCCTAGCATCTCCAACACTTATACCATAATCATCTCTTGATATATCTTTAGTCACCCTTAAGAATGCCTTATCCTTGTCAGAAAGCAATAAATTATTACCTCCCTCTTCAATGTACATCGGATTTATTTTAGCCTTCTCACAAAGCTTTATTAAAACTTCTGAAATATATTGATTAAAGAAGTAGAATAATGGATAAGTAATACTTCTTGACGCTTCTATAGAAGTTGATACTCCTGTCGCAGTTGTAGTAGCCTTTCCTAATCCTTCTCTATTATCATTTATTCCAGTAATCCTATCAATCATTCTTTCGTAATGACCGGCAAGATTTAATAGAACTTGTAATGATTGACTGGCTCCCAAATCTATCTCTTTTATTCCTTTAGAAATATCAAGAACGTCTTTTCCGGTCTGATTACCAAATACGGCATCATCACTAGAAGAAACCGTAAGGAACCCTTCTTCCACCAATTTGTACAATACAGAATTTACAGTTTCCCCTTTTGGAGTCAATGCCTTATCGTACATGATAGACTTTCCCTTAATCTTGTTAAGTTCCCTTCTCATTTGGAACATCACAATGTCGTAAGCCATTTCAATCTCTGTAATCATTTCTTGAAGAGAAACTCTAGTTCCGTTTTGAGTATTGAAAATTAATCCTACATAATCAAATAGAACTTTATTTTTCATGCCACCTCTGCGGCTTACCATAGTATAAGGAACCTTTCTTACGCTCTTATACATAGTAGTACCGATTCTAATTCCTTCCCATAATGTTTCATGGAATGTAGTTATAATTTCGTACTTGCCTTTCTCTTGATCGTAAGTGTATTTTTTTATGTTCTTGTTGTACTCTTCGTTATTAACAGTTCTCATGTAAGGATTAGAACTTCTTTCTACGAACTCTTTTTTTGTACGTAAAGTTTCTACACCTTTCCATTGTAAGAAATAAACTGGAATTGTTGTTGTGTTGTTTTGGTTGTCCCAAGTTCCCTGTGGGAAATAATCATTAGGCTTTTCACACCAGACATCGATAAGTTTAACCTCTTCCGGAGTAAAGTTTATTCCAGGATAAGTTAATAACTCATGTCTTGACATAAGTCTTATCTCTCCAAAATATCCTGACAACTCCAAGAAAGGATCGTTAATGTATTCTTCGAATATTGAATATTTAGGATTTATTGCTCGGTAAGTATCTACTCCATCAGAATCTCTTTCAATCTTACCGTAACATTCTGCCACGATTTTAAGGTCTGAAAAATTTGAAGCTAACACATTTTTTAACTTCCGGTTCTTAACCTTATCGTCAATAATATGCTGCATTATTTTTTCATTGGTAGATTTTAAGTTTAGCTCATATTGCTTCTCAGCTTCTTTTTCATCAGGAATATCTACTCCTTCAAATAAATTTACGCCTTGTTCTCTTAATCCTTCAATCTGAGGTTTCAACTTTGCCATTCCTAACAGCTTAGTTATATTCTCAAACTTATCATTTATTGCTTCACGATTAGTAGTAATTACAGTAGCTTCCAAAGGAAGTTTCAAGAACTCTCCATCTAACAAATCCATCTTAGATCTTCCAAGTCGATGCCTTACGAACTTAGTTCTTGACAATTGACCGTATGTTTCTGTAAGATATTTTGAGATGTCTTTATCGCAAATGCCATTGTAAGCATTGTATAGCAAATTGTAAGTAGTTCTCTTGCTTGTAGAGACATTGTAGCTATCACAAGCAGCATCTATCATCTGCTTCCCGAACTGATTATCGTTTGCAGCGAAATCTATATCTACTATCGGAGGGAATATTAATGACATTAAACCTTGAGTTTAAGTGAATATTGTATGTTGTTAAATTTCATAACATTATCAATAATGAACTAAAGCAAATATATGTAAAAATATTTTACAAAAAAAATTACTTACGATAAAATAACTTTCTCATTTCTTCTTCTTCGTTTCCTGCAACAACCACTCCATGAGAGTTTACGCCCCAAGATATTAATTCATTACTTGAATCAGAGATTCCATTGTCTTCATAATTAGTAACATTTCTCTTGCTATCAGATATTCTTACTAACGCTAAACCTAAAGCATCTGCTAAATCCCAGTCATTATTTGACGTAGCATTCTCATCGTAAGAAACTAAATCCTGACATAACTTCTCGTCCCAACAGAACCTAGCGTTATCAACTACCCATGACTGCATAAATGAAATCATCTTAGGTTTTGTCGATCCCGTCATTTTAACTCCGAACTCATGTGTCATCTTTGAGTCTACGGCATCAAAACTCTTTGGACGTTTAGCCAAGAATCTCTTTCCGAAGTTATTCTTGAAATAACCAATACAAACATCCATCTCAGCAGCGATCATCATATTACCTATAAGACCATACCATACAGAAATCATTAAAGCTATTTCCCAATGAATCTCTTTACGAGGAGGTCTGGCATAATAAGTGCAACAAGGGATAACTCCATTCTCCGGAGCGTTAGGCAATTTATCAGCTCTCCTTAATACAATTATGGCTCCTAATGAAGTTCCTACCTGAGTAGCATCTTGATTATAAGTATCACATCCACCTATGTCGAGATTCGAATATCTTGCATCCGGCAAATGATAAACTTTAACTCTCTGCCATTCAGGATCTTTTAATTCTGCAATTCTAACCTGAACAGCTAATGGTTGCTTGTATGTTCCATCGTCCTCCTTTTCCCAATCTAAAATGTACTCAACATACTTAGGAGTAGTCAATGAGCTTATGTTGTATAACTGATCGTAAAGAATGTTAGTGTCAAACTTATTACTTCCTCCGGAAACAAATACATCTTCAACATTCTCTGGCATGTTCTGCTTATGTTGAATAAAGAATTTCTTATCCGGTAAAGAAGCTAATCTTTGTGATTCTGCTTTTAAAGCTTCTTCGGCAGCTAATATATCTTCACATCCTAATAATTGTTCAGGACTTAATTCAGGGTATTGAGCGTCTAAGAATGGAGTTCTGCTCTCTCCGTAAATCTTTTTAACAAAAGGAGCATAGAATCTTTTACCAGGAATAAACATTTGTTTAAGATGGTAAGCTTCAGCGTTATGCCATATGCTTGCGAATACTTTACCGGACTTAGACATTTCTCCACCCGTTCCAAATACGAAGATCTTGCCTAAGAAGTCATCTCCATCTTTCAGAGCAGGAGATATAGAGATCAATGCTGTTTCAGCTAAGGCAAACTCTCCGGCTTCTTCTAAGAACACATCGTCAAAATACTCTCCTTCAAACTTCTTAGCACTATCTTTCATAGTTTCAAACAGACAGGTAGAACTTATTATCTTCTCCCATCCATTAGCTTTTTTCTCTTCGTAACCTAAAACAAAATCATCTTCTCCTTTTAACAAACTTGACATCTTTAATTCAGGAGGGCATTGGTTGTACGTTCTATATATCTTACTTTGTAATCCTTCAGTCCACGTAGCAAGACCAGAAGCGACTCCGGCTCTATAAGACTGATTATACTTCATACCATACTTTATTAATTGAACGGCAGTAAATGATAATGCCTTCCTTCTAGCTTTAGGTATAACCATTCCGGCACAGCTTTTATCATCACGAATCTCATATTCTTCAGAATATATTTCATGGTGCAAGTCTAGGAAGTATGGTCTTATAAAACCTTTTCCTCCGGCACCATCAACCATTCCAAAGTTTAACAGTTCATAATACTTAGGAGGTATAAATATTCCTCCAGTATGATAACCATGAACAATATAATACAACTGCTCCTCCCAAAATTCTATGTAGTCTTTTCTTCCTACGCAATCAGGATTATTTAAACTGTCAGCCCACAATGGAATGTTTCCGGCAATTGGTGCTGGGGCAAATCCACGGGATTTTATAAGAGGTGTGTAAATTTTACTCATTGTTAGGCTTTTTAAGTTCTGTCCATAACTTTCTATTTCTTCTGTACATCTCTAATAAACTTAGATCATGACCTCCTCGTATAGTAACCTTTTCTTCCTCCCTATTAAATTCATCTTCACTATCTATTAGTCTTTTGTTTATAATAGATATAGCTTTATCTAAACTAGAATATTCGGTGTAATCAGTTTCTGTTTTAAACTTATTGTTTAAACTATGAAGTCGTTCTTTAAATATATCTACGGTTTCCTGTCTAGGATCGTATATAAGGCTACAAAAATAATCAATAGCAGTACTAATCTCTTCGCTAGACTCAGGATCTATGTCGTCAGTCTTCCATATCATTCTCTTTGCTGACTTCTTTCTTTCAGATTCAGGAAGCCTGCATAATGGACTACCGCCACGATCATACACAAGAATTATATATTTCATGTAATTCTTATCAACAGACAATAGCTCCGGACAAAGCTTTAATGCTTCCGGAGCCAATTTGACGTTACCATTCCTATCTACACTATATATACCGTAATTCATATTACCAATTATTTAATTAGTTCTAAGAATTGATATTGATTTAAAATAAATCCGCTTGCACCTTTGTGCCCTCCTCCTCCAAATTGTTTAGCAATAGAAGAGCAGTCTACCTTTCCATTGTCATTATATAAAGAGAAGTTGTATTTGCCTTTGGCATAATGGAAACAAGCACATCCATCATATCCTTCTTTATGATAGTCAATACCAAAATTAATTGGATTAAATCTCTCCTTATTTATGCAAATAAATTTTCTAATATTTATTACTCCTTTACTATCTCCATTAGGATAAAATTCAGTTTCTTTTAGTTCAATTTCAAATCCATTTTTATAAGATTGCTTAGCGTCTGTACATAAGAATGAATATATTGCTTTCCCATTCCTTAATATATTTCCAATCTGACCTAGATATTCTATATTAAAAGCAAAGCAATTAAGTATAATATTATAACATTGTTCATAATTTACAATAACTTCTCTTGCTCCATATTGAAATTCTAATATCAAATTTTCTTCTAAAGTCCCTTTATGTCCAAAGCAATCATATCTTCCTAAACGTCTAACAAATTCAGGGATTTCAATTTCTTTAAAGAAGTACTCCCAGGTTAGTTCACAAGCTGCTTTTAATTCGCCATCAACAGTAACTAATCCTTCCATAGGTATACCATGTTCAATTATATATGAATTAACTTCATTAACAGTTCTTTGATGATGGTCAATCCATATTAAACGTTTACCTAGTCTTAAATTTAGTTCAAGCATAAATTCTTTAGGGAAACTTATATCACACATTATAACTGAATCATAACTTGATAAGTCAGGAACTGGTTGACCATAATTATATCCAATAAATTTAATATTATTCAAAGGATTAATTAAATCTACTAAAAAATTTTCTTCAAGAGAAGACTCTTCATATTGACTATTATTTATGCACCAACAATATTTTACTATCCCGGCACTACACCATCCATCCAAATCTATTGAATGATAAACACATGCTATTTTATTTTTCATATATATAAATTTATTTATTTACCAATTATTTTCTTCGTTATCTAAAACTTCTACGGCATCAACATAAGTAGGATTCTTACTTTCAAGTTCAGACTTCCTAATAGCAAATATTGACATAACTTCATTTCTCAAATAGTTACATGGATAAATATGTAACTTCATTTGTTTGTCTATAAATAGAATAGCCAACCTTCCGATCTGAACTCCATAAGTTAATTCCATCATGTAAGCATACATACTCATTTGTAATGAATATTTATTGTAGTTACAATCTTCGATATGATTAACCGGTTCTAACATGAATTTGTTTAAACTTGTGCCGTCTTTTTTCTGAGAATAAAACTCAATACCTCTTTCTATATTTGTTTTGTAATCATAAACATCCCAAATATTACCTCTTGCAGTTCTTTGTACGCAAATATCTGTTGTGCCGGCAATCCTATGTGCTTCAGAGTATAATCTTACCTCCTGCATCATGTTTCCAGTATTACCAATAAACTTAGCAACACTTTCTGCCAAAGCCTTCAATTCTGCATCTATAAATCCGGTCTTGAAGTAATACTCAAGCTTCTCATGAATATTGGTTCCATATACGCAAGAGTTATCTCTTTTTGCATGCCATTCTCTTAATACATTATCTTGTTCGTTTCTTATAGCAATAGCACTACTTCCTTTAGTTATTCTTGATTTAGCTACGGCATAAGACATAGCCTTTTCATCGAAAGGTATAGATAGTGTTTTTAATACTCCTGATACTGAAACATAATCCGTATTACCATATATGTCAGAATAGGTATGAGACGCTGCATCGAACTGTAAGAAATTATCGTAACCTATTTTTTTCATAATGACTTATATATATCCTTTATTAACGAACCTATCTCTACATATTTTCCTACGCAAGGACAATCACAAGTTTTAGATTTTGACAATAACTCAAACTGAATCTTATCGTATAGTTCTTTTGCCTTATCGTTTTGAGCTTGCACCGAATTTGCCGGTGGAGTTTCTACAAATACCTTAGCCATTAGAATGATCTTTTAAACGGTCGAAACTTATTTGCTACCTGCATACATCTGATCTGTTCTTCTCTGTTTACAATAGCATCATTGTTATTATGGATCCGGTACCGGTACAACATAGAGTCAATAAACTTTACATTCTCAAATCCGGCAATTTCCATTAGTGAATGTTGCAATGCTACATCTCCTGCAGTTTTAAACCAGGAGCCATCTTCTTCACGAGCAAAT